TCTGAACTTTCTAAAACAGCGTCTACAGGGGTTAACGCTATAGCAGCTAGAATCAATTTAGTGGATGATGTAAGGTCAACTGTTGTATTAGAGAACTATACAGATTCAGTTGATGGTAACGGATTAACCCCACATAGTATACAGGCTATCGTAGATGGTGGACTTGATGCAGATATTGCAGCGGCTATCTTTGATTCTAAACCTGTCGGAACAGACATGAATGGTGCTGAATCTGTAGCTGTAGTTGACTCAATGGGTATCTCGAGAAATGTACTCTTTGATAGACCAACTTTAGTTCCTATCTACATTGAGGTAACATTAACTAAGTTTGGTACTTATCCTAGTAATGGTGATACTCAAATTAAAGAGAGCCTTGTTCAATTTGGATTAGATAATTTATTTGCGGGGGATGATGTAATTACTTCTAGACTGTATACACCAGTCAACTCAATACAAGGGCATCAGGTAGATAGCTTGTTTATTAGCACTAGTGTTAGTCCAACAGTTTCTACTCCGATTACTATAACATTGACTCAGTTGGCTCAAATTAGTCTAGTTAATATTACGATTGTATAATGACTATTAACCTTATAGGTTTAATTGATGCTTTAATAGAAGGACAAGGAGATTTAGAGTTTGTTCTTGACCAACTCTTAAACGAGAGAAGTATCAACACAGCTATTGGAGCACAACTTGATATAATTGGGGAAATTGTAGGACAGTCTAGAACTATTCTAGATGTAACTGGTTTAGAATTCTTTGGTTATGATGGAGCTGCTGGTGACATTGATGGTTATGGGACTTTAGAAGACCCAACTATTGGTGCTAGATACCGCAGTGGTACAGAAGAAACTGGAACTTTTAGAGAGCTTGGTGATGCTGAATACAGGCTCTTTATAAAAAGTAAAGTATATAAAAACGTAGGCTCCCTTACTACGGAGAATTTAATTGAAGCTTTAACCTTTGTATTTGGTGAAAGCTCATTTGTAGGTATTACCGAGAATGGGAACCACAATGTAAGCCTTACCTTGGTTGCAGATGTTCCGGTTTCTACAGCACAACTCTTAGTCACTAATGATGCACTGCCTAGACCAGCAGGGGTGTCTTACTTAGTTTCATTCTTATCTGGTGATGGATTAGTGTTTGCATTCGAAACCTTCCCATTAGGTTCAACTTACGGCACTGTAACTAACCCCACAATTGGTGGCACATTTACTGAGTTAGTTTAAAATTAGGAATAGATATGACTAGAACAACAACTGTTGACAATATATGGGCCTCTAGTGGCTCAGTAGTTGACCCCGGTACTGCTAAAGTTAATTCAGGGTGGGCAGCAGAAATACCCGCTCTTGAAACACAGAACTTTTGGCAAAACAGAGTGGATAAGCTTCTACAAGATATAGAAATACATGGTATTATGCAGTATAGTTCTGTTACAGTGTACGGAATTGGTTCTTGGGTAACTGCTTCTGACAATGAAATTTATAAATCTATTACCTCAAGTAATTCTGGTAATGATCCAGTATCTTCTCCTGTCAATTGGACACCATTTTCTACTATTGTTGCTGTACAAAACGCTACGGAGTCCGTTAAAGGGATTGTAGAGTTATCAAGTTTAGCAGAAACCCAAGTAGGCACAGACGCTACTAGAGCTGTTTCTCCTAAGAACCTTAAAGATGCTCTCCCACAACTTATACCGGATGCTAGTACAGCTACAAAAGGTAAAGTTGAATTAGCAAGTAATGCAGAAACCCAAACAGGTGCAGATGCAGTAAGAGCTGTAACTCCTGCTGGTTTGTTTAGTGTAACTGCTACAGAAACCAGAGCGGGTCTTGTAGAAAGAGCTACAGATGCTGAAGCACTAGCTGGATCAGACACAATCAGGTATATAAGTCCTAAGCAGTTTGTAGATAATGTAGATACTCTTGTACCTTCTGCATCTACAACCCTTAAAGGAAAAGTTGAATTAGCTACAGCTACAGAAGTCAGAGTAGGTACAGACGCTACTAGAGCAGTTACCCCTGCTACAATGGGTTCATTCATGACAGGTTGGATTTTCCCCTTCCCAGCTACAGTAGCCCCTACTGGGTTCGTTGAGGCTAAAGGTCAATTGCTGTCAAGAACAACTTATGCAGAATTGTGGACATGGGTACAAGTTAATATGAGAGTTGTTACAGAGGCTCAATGGGCTGGAGTTGATTCTGGTACATACTCTAGCGGAGACTTATCAACTACATTTAGACTGCCTGAGTTAAGAGGTGAATTTATCCGTGGTTGGGATAATAGCCGTGGTGTGGATTCTGGTCGTGTTGTTGGTACTACACAGACCGATGAATTCCAATCTCACAATCACAGTGTAACAGCTAGTAAGTGGATTGGGGGATATACCGATGATGGTGGAGCACCAGATCAACGTACTACACAACAAACTTTCAACACTGCATCAACAGGTAGTACCGAAACAAGACCTCGTAACGTTGCAATGATGTTCTGCATTAAAGTATAAGGAAGAGAAGTGAATGACTAGACAAGTTTATAACGATACATGGGCTTCTGGCGGGGCTATAGTCGATCCCGGTGCTATTAAATATACTGTTGGTTGGATTGTAGAGGCTCCACCCCTTGAACATGCTAACTACTGGCAGGGTAGAACAGATGAAATGCTGCAACACCTTGAACGTAATGGTATAGCAACTTTTGATGCAACATCAGTTTATGAGTTAGGGGGTTATGCAAGAGAAGGTACAGTCACTTACAGGTCTTTGGTTGTAACTAACACAGGTAATTTACCTTCTACAAGTCCTGCACAGTGGGTTCAAGCTTTCCTTATTCCCGGTAATAACTTAAGTGATTTAGCTGATGCACCTACAGCAAGAACAAACTTAGGTGTTGATGTAGCAGGGACAATTAACTATGTCCACCCCAACCATTCTGGAGATGTAACCTCTGTAGCTGATGGTGCTACCACTATTTCCTCTAATGTAGTAACTAATACTAAGCTTGCTGATATGGCAACAAACACCATTAAAGGTCGTATTGGGGCTGGTACAAATGATCCACAAGACCTTACTGGTGCTAATGTAAGAACTATTATCAATGTTGAGGATGGTTCTACTGCTGACCAAACAGGGGCAGAGATTAAGGTTGCATATGAAGGTGAAGCAAACACTAATGCGTTTACCGATGCAGAACAAACAAAGTTAACTGGAATAGAAACAGGTGCTACCGCTGACCAGACTAAGGTAGATATTGATGCCTTGGAAATTGATGCAGGGACTTTGGATGACTTAGACAGCATTCAGTTCTTACGGTCTGATGTTGATGATACGATGACTGGTGAGTTAATATTTGAGAGAGGTAGTGATTCTTTTCTTCTCTCAAAAGATTGCACTACCACTACCCACCAAATTAAAGAGTTATATACAGAAACAGGAACAAAGTACAATGTGCGACCTTATCCTCTTGGTGTTGCAGCTTCCACAAAAGACTTCGGCTACGATTTCACTAACACTCGATGGTTCTTTGATGAATCCCCGTATGTAGGTGCTAACGCTGTACTAGATGCTGGTGATCTTGGTGTAACTGTACAAGGTTATGATGCTCAAACATCTAAGACGGATGTAGCTGAAGCACGAACTGCTGACATAGTTCTCAATGACACTTTTGCTATAGAGTTCGGCACATTAGGCGCAGAGAGTAGGCTTTACTCAAACGGTACTAACACTTATTGGAACATGATAGGTGCTGCTAACGATCTGTACATTCAAAGTGTAACAGTAAATAAGTTCTTATTCGATGGTTCTCTAGGTGACTTCCATGCTGACGGTGATGTAATCGCTTCATCTACTTCAGTTGGTTCTGATAGAAAGATTAAGAAAGATATACGTCCTATTGAAGATGCCTCTAGTAAGTTAGATAGTTTAGTAGGTGTTCAGTACAACCTTAAAAAGTCTGGTAAAGCAGACGCAGGACTTATTGCTCAAGATGTACAGAGTGTTCTACCTGAAGCAGTTAAAGAAGTTGCTTTCTTAGATGGTGAAGAAGGTGAAACTTACCTTTCACTTAACTACAACGCTGTCATAGGTTTGTTAGTAGCTGGTTTCCAAGAAGAAAAAGCTAAACGGATAAATCTTGAAGAACGTTTGAGTAAACTGGAGGAATAATATGTCAATTGTTGCATCAGGACAAGTGTCAATACAAGATTTAGTAACTGAGTTTGGGGGTACTGCCCCTCATAATTTAAGTGAGTATTACCGTGGGGGAGCTTATGTAGATGATATCACTAATAATAATAGTGTGCCTCTGTCTGGAGAAATACAACTAAAGGACTTCTATGGGGCTGGTAATGTAATTACCTACACTGTAACAGAGGCATATGAACTCCAAGCGGGTATTATGTCTGCTACGGGGTATTGGACTGCTAATAAGGTGGTAAACGTTTATAATAGAGCAGAGTTTTCTACATCATTTACTACTACCAAAGGTTCAAGAACACCAACTACATTATTCGGAGTAACAGTGCAAGGGCTTTACTATACTTATAATGTAAAAGCCCCCAACGATTTCTTTCAAGTGATTCTTCAAGGGACTAGAGCTAAAACTTTCTTTGAGTCTGCTACTCCTCAAGGGGCTGCAACTCTCCTCACTTCAGCTTGCGATCACGCCTACTTTGAGAGTTCCACTATTTACAGTTGGCTTCAAACCAAACCGGGAGCTTGGGATGGTTCTGGGACAAGAACAGTCACAATACTCTAACTAATAAGGTAAAATTATGCACATAAATTACACGTTTAAGGTTAACGCATTCTCTGTAGAGAAGGGAGTTATTAGTGTTACATACCTTCCAGTTGATCTTTCGCTGGAATTGAAACCGAAACACCACACGCAATTAGGTATAGATAAGCAGATTATGATAGACTACTCTACAGGAGTTATTACTTCAGATGAGTTTAAGAGTCTTGTCCGTAAAGCTATTGTAGATGCTGATGGGCAACCTCAACACGAGTGGAACGAAACTCTCGCTGCTAGAACATTAACTGTTCCCCCTGAAGTAGAGGGAATGTTGGGTTTTGAGTGGCCTACGGTTACTGAAGCTGAGTCAAGTAATATATCCCCGGAGGTGATGTAACATGGCTGATTGGAGATTCTTATCGAACTATAGCCTTCATAGTAATAATCAAGATTTGATGATTTCACATTGTAAACCTAAGTTTGGAGATGCCTTTAGCCCAGTAGTAAGCCCTTTAACAATACCAACTCAGGTGGTTTCTGTTAACTGGTGTGTAAGTGGTACAGTTAAGTGGTACTCAGCCGATATGACTTTTATAGCAGAGTATGGGGCTGGAGTGAAGATGACAGTACCAGACCCTTCTCATGTAGCTATGGGTCAGGTGGTTCTAGTAGCTTCATCTGATGATGTAGAATACTACTGCTTGCGAGGGTTAAAACAATTCTACACTGGAGACATAATAAATCTAAAACCAAACCAAGAAGTAGAGATACCTCTCATTCCTTCTAGCGGTCTTTTTGTAAGTGAAGGAAGCATCATAACTTCTAGTAAGGAACACAATAAAGGAGCTTTGTTAAATAATCTCGCTCAAAAAAACAAGCCTAACCTTTAAAGGTGGGGAAGCGGGTGCAATGGTAGCTTCATTTAATAACCTATGAAACCTTTAGTCTGGAAGGAGGAATGGATAACTCGCAACTTCGAAGATGGAAGACCCCCACCTAAAACCCTTAAAAGAGTTATAGATGGTGTCCCTTTTACTTTTGAATGTAGCCGGTGTCATTATATAACTTCTGAAGGTAAGAAAGCTTATATAGTGACTTGGTGGTGGGGGCCAGATTTGCATACCTTCAAACACGTTGCTATTGGAAGTAAGAAATCTATATATCCTAACATAGAGCGAGAAGTCAGAGTAGGTAAATACTTAGCTAGAAAGAACAATAGATAGCTTTATATTGAGAGGTAACTGTGAAAGAACTTGTAATATTAGTACATGGGTTTAATGTGTGGGATGGAGGAATATCAACAGTGGGGAAACTAAGACCTTTCTTTGCTGAAGAAAGATACCCGTATATTATGATTGACTATGGAACTTTTGATATAGTAAAAACCTATCTCAAAAATAAGAAGGTGGCAAAGGAATTAGCTACTGCTTGTGAAAATGCAAAGCTTAGTGGATATGAAGTTATAGTTGTTGGAC